CCAAACTGTTGTAGTCTTTGTTGTGGTTCAAATGCTGCAGTTTGTGCTGCTTGTCTATCTGCTTGTAACTGTGATTGTGTTAATCCTTGTCTGAATGCACCAAGATTTCCTAGTGCAGAAATATCTTGACCAGTAGATCCTCTCAAGAAATTAGACAGTCCCATTTGTTGAGCTGCTAAATTACCTTGGTTACCAAATGCTTGTTGTGCTAAATTTGATGCTTGTGTAAATCCTTGTTGTTGTAATTGTGCAAGTAAGCTAGCTCTGTTTCTTAAGTTACCAGCTTCAAACTCACCCATAGCAACACCCTCTCTACCACCACCAAAAGCTCCCGCAGTAAATGCTTGGTCCCTAATATTTTGTCTACCTAACGCTGCTTGTCTATCAAAATCTGCTAGTGTTGTATCTATAACATCTTGTTGAAAAGGTGACATAAACTGTCTAAACGCAGTTGGTCCAGTTAGTCCTGCTTGTGCACCTACAGCACCTTGTGCTGCTTGTAAAAATGGTTGAAACGATCCAACACCTTGTCTAGCTAAATTAATAGCTTGTGTTTGTAATGGATCTTCACCAGCAACAAATTGTCTACCGGTAAATGTACTTGTTTTTATTGGTACCGATGTAGATGCCGTTAACTGTTTGGCAAAATCTTTAGCGGTATCTTTTAAATAATCTGGTAATGACATTATGCTAGTCTACCCTCCATCATTTGTGCTTGATCAAACATCTCTTGTGCAGGATTCATACCTTGAGATTCTTCAGATATCATACCACCTGCCTCTAGATTGTCCATCATGTTCTGCATAACTTCAGCGCCTCTATCTATATCACCTCCGCCTGCATTTCTTACAGCATCAGCTGTAAATACAAATTCGTTTTTACTTAATCTTGCTGGCACATCATCAGCTCTTTCTTCTGCTCCCAGTTCTACAAAGCCACCAGTTCTATAATCTTTTTCCATACCACCAAGATCCATGATACCACCTTCTTGCATAGGCATTCTATCTCCCATTTGAGATATACCACCATCAGCTAAATAAAAATTATCTACAAATTTTGGTTTAGGTAAAAATCTTAAACTAGCATCTTGTCTTCTAGCTTGGTCTACTATGTTTGAAATACTAGCTGGCGTTTCTGTAAATGATTCTTCTGGAACTTCTTCTTCTTCATCACCACCCATAAAAAATGGTGCAGCAATTGCAGCTCCACCTAAACCTAAAAGACCTAACTTACCTGCAGATAAAGCTCCCATGCCTTTGTCAGCTCTAACTAATGGAGATAAAAAAGAACCTGGTTTAAAAAGATTTGATACTTTACCACCTATAAGACTTCCTAAACCACTAAAACCACCTGCTTGTTGTAACAAGGTTTGTTTACCTAATAACATTGGTGCAAAATTTGCAGCAGTTGCTGCTAATGCTAGTTTACCTATTGGTGATTTAGTTATCTTTTTAACAGCACGCTTGGCTTTTTTTACAATCTTACCTAGAAAATAACCTTGTCTAGGTTCTTCTAGTGTCATGATTCCGCCTTCAGCCATTAGTTCTCTGGGTATTTGCATTCTAGATATTGCCATAATTTAGTCTAAATTCTCTTTGTATCGTGTTTTATTGTTATAATCAATCATATATATCGACCAAGTCTGTTAGTCCTCCCATCATATAACCCTGTCTTCCTCTACCGGTTCTATTACTTACTGGACCACCATCTGAACCAATACCAAATCCTTGTCCAGAATCAAAAGATTGTCTACCTGAACTATCTCGTCCATAGTCAGTTCTTCCGTGTATATTAGGATTATAGTCCTGTCGTCCTTGTTGTCTAATCGCTCTTAAAGCTGCAGCCTTAGATTTTTTTTCAGCAGCTTTTCGTAATTTTTCTTGTATTCTTTGTGTTTCTCTAAAGTCAGCTATCTCTTTGGCTTTTGCTTGTGCACCAAGAATATTTTGTCTTGCTAATTGTACGTTTCTTATTTGAGAAGTTAGATTAGTTGTAATTCCATACTTAGCAGAAATATCATCGTCATCAAGTGTACCATCAATTAATCCTTGTATGTCAGTAGCACTTATACCATATTTATCTCCTAATGTTTTGCTTATTCTATCTGTTCTCTTATCAAAAGTTTTATCAGTTATTTTGTTAAGATTATATCCAGCCATAACACCCTCTGGTGTGTTGTATATACCGTCACCAGCCACAATTCTACCAATGTCATCAGTTAAAATACCTTTACCTCTTGCTTGGTTTTCTAAAATAGCTCTTTGATTTACAGGCAACATGTTCTGTATAAATGGTCCTACTCTTGATAAAAACCCTGCACCAGGTATGAAATTTATAGCTTTATCCATAAATCCAGCTATTCCTGTTTTAGGTGGTGCATTGTAATAATCATATCCCTTAAAGTTTTCCATGTTTTGCATTATTTTTTGATTTTGTAGATCAGATAACTCGGGATTATAATCTTGAAACCGTCTAAATTCATAATCAGGTCTAAAATCAGTTCTTATTTGATTCATGTCTGGATTAAATGGATTATTGCCTCCACCGCCACCACCTTGATTTAAAACTGTGTTTATACCTGTAGCTGCAGCAGCTCCACTAGTGCCTGTTACAGGAGGCGTTTGCATTGTAAATGCACCACGATATTGTTCTTGCGGTATAAAATAATTACCTGCATCATATATCGCTCTATCTGCAGCTCCATAAAAACTTGGTGCACTAAATATTGACATTATTCTTCCTTATCTGAGCTTGCACCTATTGCAGGTATTTTTGCTACTTTAATTTTTACAGATCTTGTTACATGTTCTCTTTGCGTATCAGTATCTGGGTTGTTAATATCGTCTTCAGCTTCTTGATCAGAATTATATTCGTAGTTTGTTTCTTTGTTTCGTAAAACAACTTCTGTTTCACACTTGACTACCGGCACTTTTTTGCCATCTATTTCAATATATTCTACTGATCCTTTTTCTGTAAAAGCCATAAATTATTCCCTGTTTATTTGTAGCACAGAAAGCACGATATGTAACCTGTTTCCTGTGGCTGCTGTTGCTTTAATTATCTCGCTCTCTTGTAGTACAATAGGGCTAGATAACAGCTCTATTGTTTCATTAGCAGATATAGCTTTAGTTTTAAACAAACTAAAGACGTTTGCTGACGCATCTGTCAACGTCAATGTTATAGAGTCCGCGTTTCCCGAGTCCTCAGACACTATTATTGATTTTATTATACCAGTTGTAGACGCAGGTACTGTGTATACAGTGGTAACTGAGTTCGTTGTTAAATCTTTTTTTGCGTTTGTAAATACGTTAGCCACCTAAAAACCAAGAAATTCTCTCTTGCTCCTGTTTTGTTTCATTTAAATATGTAGAGTTTAGTTGTTCTACAATACCAGTCAAAGATCTGTTAATTTGTTTTTGTGTAGAAACATCATACTCTTCTTTTGGTTCTGGTATTCTTACTACTACTTTAGTCATTATCTTCTACCATCTTGTTGTAAATCTAATTTTAATGTGCCGAATCTCCATGACTCACTAGCTGCATCATTTTCTATTTTTATATTTAAAAATCTACCTCTAGCTCTTGTATCTTTTTTAAGTGTGCTAGAATTAACCGTAAATGGACTCAAAGCCGTAGTTGTTTGACTGTCTTGTGGGTATCTTTTTATACCTAAACTTATCTTACAATTACCTGCAAGTGTTTTAAAATCAGGTACAAATCTACGTAAAGCTAAAAAAAATTCACCGGCTACAGCTCCAGAAGCAACACCACCTTGTGCTGTTCTTCTCATTCTAGATTCTAAATCTATATCGTAAGATTTAATAAATGATGTGACTGTCGTAGTTGTACCATTAGGGTTTACTTGATCTGTTCCTATTTCATGTTCAAATAATGTTGTTTGTCCTAAACTTGATTGACCTACAATTATTGGAAATGTACCGTCAGATGTTGAATTATATTTAGTTGCAAAAGGTTTTGGATATATGGTTGCATCAACCCAACTTGTTCTAGCTTCTGTGCCTGTATACCAAACACCTCCCGGAACTTTTGTTAAAGAAGATTCACCATAATTATATATTACATACTTATCGTTATACTCAGAACTTGCAGATGGATAATACCAAACAACTTCTGTAAATAAATTATTTAAACCTGCATTTACTTGTTGTCCCTTTGTAGTATCAATGTTTTCAAATACATGATCTTCGACACTACATGGTAGTGATCTAACCGTACCATCAAAAGCAAAGAATCCTTTTGGTGACATCCAAAAAGCAACACCATCTATTTCTATAGCAGCGTTCTTACCTATCAAACCACAGTTAGTACCAACTTGTTCAAAACCAAATGTAAAGGGTGCCCCAATAAATTTCATAGTGTACAATGCATTATCGGTCCATATCAAAATACTTTCTTTTGCTTTTAACGCACCTATAATTTTTGTTCCATCTTGTAGTCTTTGTGTGCCTGCAGTGTTTGTTGCAGACGGTGCATAAGTATCAATACCTTCTTGATTAGAAAATCTAATAAACATATCATCTTGAGTTGCTGTGTTACCTATGGTTGTTTCAGTTGCAAGATGTATTAAATGTCTTGTTGTCGGTGACACTAATGTAACTCTTGATGCAGTAGGATTGTTTGCTGTTGAAAAATTAGTTGTTGTAGTAGAAGCTCTGTTTGTTAATGGTGATGCAGCTCCACCGTTCCATGTAAATGTTTTACCGTTTGCAACTGTAGCAATTAATACTTCACCAAAATTATCCAATGACCATAGTCCTGGTTCTAGTGCAACAGAAGATGCAGATGCAGCTTGGCCCCATCCACCACCTCCCCATGATGATACACCCCAACCATAACCATATGTTTGTGCTCTTGGTCCTACAGGTTCAAAAGGTTTTAAACTTAAACTACCACCAGTAGATACTGTACCGGTTGCATTACTAGATTGTGTTATTGTAAACGTGCCGTTTGTAGGCACAGTTATAACTTGAAAATTTTTATCTTCAAAATCTGAATTACTAAAACCTGTACCACCTGGTAAAGTTACACTATCTAATTGTACTATGTCTCCTACAGATAAACCATGAGCAGATTTTGTAATTGTACAAGTTGGTGATCCATTTGTTGTTGCAATAGTTGCAGAGGTTAATGTAGTTTTAAGTGGTGTAACATCATACAATTGACCTTCAAAATATATAAGTAAAAATTTATCTGTACCAATTGCTACATATCTATTTCCTGTTAGATCGGTAAAAGCATGCATAGCTCTTGCAACACCTACAATAGTGCTAGTAACTAGAGACGACCAACCACCAACTTTTTCTGGTTGACCATATCTAAATCTTACATTGTCAGAGTCTACCCAACGATTTTCTGCTCCAGAGTCTGATGATTGTTTATCAATTCCAGGTGCGAATCTATATTCTATTAGAGCCATATCCTAACCCCTAGATTTTATCTTTATAAATCCAGCCTCTAGTTGCATTTACATAAACTAATGTAAATGCTGAACTGTTTACACTAACAACTAGATTAGACGCTGCACCTAAAATATTAGATCCGTTTCTGGCAATAGTTAAATTGTTAGAGTTAAAGTTATTACCGCTATCTATAAAATGCACTTCGTTTCCAATTGCTGGTGATGCTGGTAGGGTTATTGTTACAGAACTACTTATACCACCACCTGATGTATCTACTAATAATTGATCTCCATCCACAGCAGTATACGCTCCTGGTACTGTATAATAGCCTTTGTTTATTAATCCTTTATTTATATTTGTGCCATCTGAATATAGTAAAGATTTAGAACCAGCAGGTAATACTACCCCGGTCCCTGATGCAGTTTTAAATGTTAATGTATAATTATTTGATGTTCTAGCTGTACTATCTTCTACAATAACAACTCTTTCTGTAGAGTCTGGTAATGTTACGTTTCTATTAGCTGCTAATGTACCAGTTAATTTGTAGTATAAATTTTTACCATTTGATACAGCACCATTGCTTATGGCCAAAGCTACGTCACTAGCTGCAACGTCTACAGATATATATCCTGATGCTGCTTGTTCTAATTGTTGTAGATTGGTGTTAGTTATTGTACCCCAAGTACCGGATTTCTCTCCGGTAGTCATTAACTCTAATTTTAAATTCGTCGAAAAACTCGATGCCATATTACTCCTATGGGTTCAATGGGTCTATTGGGACCCACACCCCTGTTGCGTTTGGATCTATATCGTTCCAAGATACCACATTAACGGTACCATTGGCAAGTTTAAATCCGTTACCAGATGGCCTTGCACCAAAACCTACTGCACTATTACCTACACTAATATTAACTCTTTTACCATTAACTAAAACAACCACATTTTGAGATCCTACTCCTGCAAATGTTGTTGATGCGAAAGGTGTTGCTCCGAATAACATTATGGTAACTCCGTCCAGGTTTGTGTTGCGTTTACTGGCACCTTATCCCACTGTCTTATTGTGATATCAGATGTGCCTATTTTAAACCCTTCACCAGAAGGTAAAGCTTTTGCTTTTGCAACTACAGTAACATCGCTTGTAGATACTGTAAATCCTTTACCAGATACGATAGCTGTAGCATTTGCCTTAGCTGTAGCGTTACCTAGAGCTACCTCAAAGCCACTACCTGTTACTGTTAGATTACACTTACCGATTATTGATACAGCGCCAGTTGCTATATTTGCCCTGATCCCCGTTATAGGAGGCACGGCACCTGCTTTTGTGGTTACTGTACCATTATCTATTTCAAAACCATTACCAGTTACCGGTACGTCTTTAGGTATAGATGCTTGCGCATTACCAATACCAAGTTCAAGACCTTGTCCTGTTAGGACCTCTACTGCTTTACCTACAATGGTTACATTACCTGTAGATATGTTAACTTTATTTCCAGTTACAGAAAAATTAGCGTCACCAACAATTGTTGAATTACCAATACCGACGTTTAGTCTAACGCCCTCTACTCCTACGAATGCATTAGGATTGAAGCCTACATCTGAAAAGGCTGATGCTGAAAAGGGTGTAGCACCGAAGTACATGGCGGCCTACCTGGCCGTCGCCGGAATATTATTACTGCCAACTATGCTCTGTCCAAATGCCATGTAGATATATGTTTGTCCACTACCATTTGCATTTGATTGGTCTTGCCTACATTTAAAACCATTAGAAAGAAGATCTATTGCATTATTTGTTGCTTCTACTGCATTAGAATTAGGAACAAGTCTTTTGTTGTTTTCATTATACCCTGGTCTTTTATTATCAGCTAAAGTCCAATCATTAGCACCGGTATGATTTTTTTGTAAAACAAATGCAGGAGCAAATCCTGTGTAAACAAATGTTCCATCTGCATTTCCATTGCCAGTATAAGAACCAAATTTTGAGTAGCCTTTTTTCTCTGCGAAGCAGTAGGCTAACCCTGTATAACCTGCACCAAAATTTGCTGTATTTCCTGTCCATACTGTACTTGTAGGAGCAGTGTCATTAAAGGCAGGTTGGTCTGCTTTTGCTGCATTGCTATTTAAAGTTAATTGGTATGTCCAACCTACAGAATCATGACCACAAATCCAATCACTAGATATATTATAGCATCTAGCTATAATCATTTTTGGTGCAACACCTAAACCATGACCAACAGTAAATGTTCCTGAAGCTGGAGTTGTAAATGTTGAAATTGAAAAACCTGCTGTTGTATTTGCTGAAACAGTTGCAGATACAGAACCTGATGAATTTGATGAACCTGCACCATTTGCTTTCCAGTTCCACGATACAATATTATCAGATGGCCCTCTATTAACATTATCCCCATCTCCGATAGAAAAACCATCAGCTAAAAATCCAGTTAGTTCATTTGATGTTGTTTGTTCTGCTGTAGTGCCTGATGAAGATAATCTTTTATTAGCTCCTCTAACAGCATCAAATAAAACATGGGTGTCAGCAGTTGTACGATTTTTTACCCAGACCCAGTCAGGCTGAAATCCAACACCTGTTATATTTTTTGCTGTTGAATTACCTGTATAAAGTTTAGTATTAAAATAATCTGTAGATTTATTAATTGTTGTGTATGCCATTATAAATTTAATCCTTTTGTTGATAAAGCAGTATAGCCTGTTGGTACATCATATTCAAATATTCCTATTCCACTTGCGTTAGTTCCTGCACTAGATACTGCTGTTGTTCCAAAGTAGCCATTGCCAAAGTTACATTGCCAAGTAGAAATATTTGCTCCACTACTATCGCCACAAGCAAAATGATAATTTCCCTCAAAATTAGTTGGGTCAATAGTTATATATTGTGATGGTGTAGAAGATGACCAAGTATTACTTGATGACCATTGACCATTTTTACCAAAATATAATCTATTGTTATCACAATCTAATGCTAACATTATAATATTGCCAAGTGACCAACCTGCATGTTGATTGTCTGCTGTATATTTTGAACCACCAGATGAATAAAAAAATCTACCATTTGTATTTCTTAATCCCCAATTTGCAATAGAATATTCTTGATAACCAGATGAGCTACTTCCACCTAAATTTGAATTACTATTTATAAAATAAGTATCACAAATACCAATTGCTCCCTCACTTGATCCACCTGAAGTACAAGCACTATGTTTAAATTCAGCATAATATTTTCCAGATGATGCACCTAGTGTAGAAGTTCCTGCGACCCCAAGATTAGTAGTGTAGCTAGTTGTATTTCCATTTGACATTGTTGGAAATTGACCCCCTGCACCAAATAAAGGATTTAATGTAGCAAAAACATTGCTTGGACAATCTTCTGTTTTTGTAAGTGTACCAGTAGCAACTGTTAAGTTATTACCATTACCAGATTGGTCTGTAACTGAATTACCATCTTTTAAAATAAAGAAACCATTATTTCCATAAGATACACTAGGAGCAGTTTTTATACTCCATTCACCAGTAGCGGCATCTGTAGAACCAAATGTTGATGCAGAATAAGCTGTACCATCAATAAAATGTAAATGGCTCATACAACCATCAAAAGCAGAACTACCTCCATGAGCATAATAACCTACAGTATTGACATAAGAACTTGAACCTATTGGTAAATTAGCATCTTGACTTGGATATGTTGAAGTATAATTAAATGCAGTTTCTTGTGTGCCATTAACATATATTTTAACTCTATCGGCTGCTGTTCCTTGTGTAGTATCAACAGCTACAACTATGTGATACCAAGCTGAAATATCTCTAAACAGTCTAGTTGTTTCTATATTAATAATTGTACTACCACTTAAAGCACCATATATATTAAATGTATTATTAGTAGACCCTCTAAAATATGTAGTTATTCTGTTATTAGCATCATTATTACTTTCAAAAACAACTTGGTCATTACTTGTTGTATTAGATGCTTTTTTTATCCAACCAGAAAAAGTAAATTTTTTTGTGCTTGTGCCTGTTCCTTGTGTTCTTTGTATTCTAGTAACCATTAGTTAAATTGTCCTCCTCCCGACGCGCCGTGAGATATTGTAATTGTAAACTGACGATCAGCTGTTTGGCCCTGCGCATCCGTTGCTCGGATCGTAAATGTATACGTAGTCGTAGCAGTTGACCCTGACTCAGTTCCAGATATTACTCCGGTGCTTGAATTAATACTTACGCCACCTGGAAAACTTCCGGTTGTCTTAGCAAAACTTGTAGCATTTGTTGCAGCAACTGTAAAGTTGACACTTCCTGTAGCGGCCACTGTTCCTAAACTACCTGCAGAAGTCGTCCACACAGGTGCATCAGATACAGTAAGTAAAGCTGTTCCTGATCTACATGCAATACCATCATTATTTTCTAATCTTAAAAAGTATGTACCATCAACTGGTAATGTAAATGTTGCAACAACCGTTGTTGCGTTTGTAAATGATACTGAGTCTGCAGTTACAATTGCACCAGTAGATGCATTGATTGCATCAACGAAAGGTGGTGTTGAACTATCTTTAAAATTTGTACCTGTAATTGTTACAGCTGTTTGTGTGTTTTCTATAACACTTGGACTAATAGATCCTATTGTTGGAAAAAGAACACTATCAGAAAAAGTCAAAGTCCCTGATCCGTCAGTAGATATAACTTGATTCGCTGTACCATCAGCTGTTGGTAATTTTAAAAATACACCTGTGTTAATAGTTGGTGAATTATGTATTGTGTGATTACCCATGTGTGCGTGTGATGAACATTGGTAATATAAAATGCTAGGTGTATCTTTATCTACAGCAATTGTTGTATGTGCACCTGCTTGGCCTGGTGTACCAGATGTAGTTACACCTGTAGTAAATTGTGTAGTTTTAGCAGCATCATTATAGAATCTTAAAGGGTGGCCACCACCACTTCCATTAGAAGCGTCTGATTGATCAAACTTATAATAGTATGGCTTTGCTGTATCATTACCTTTTAATTCTATGATAGGTGCCTCAATACCATTTATAAAATATGCATTAGAACTACCAACACCACTATACGGATGTGCTGTAGTTTTAGTTGCAACAGTAACTGTGTATACTATTGGAGCAGAAGCAGATGCATAAGGACTAAGAAAACCCCCACCACCAGAATCTTTACTGATGATAAGATTACCGTTTTGGTCTTGTATCGTATCTACTTTTAAAATTGAACTCATATTATTTTGCCGTTGCTGGTATACTCTGTCCTACGTTTGCCACAAGAGGTTCTTCTGCAAATGCCATGTATATATATGTATTTCCACTTGTATTTGTATTACCCTCAGTTCCTCTTATTTTAAATCCATTAGATAAAAAATCTTGTGGGTTATTAGTTGCTTCAGCAGAATTTACATTTGGATTTAATACTGTATTATTAGGATTAAATGTACTTCTTTTGTTATCACACATAGTCCAATTATTTACACTACTTGTATTTTTTGTTATTAAAAACGCAGGTTTAAATCCTGTGTAGATAAATGGCCCGTCAGCATTTCCATTTCCTATGTAGCTTCCAAATTTTGAAAAACCTTTTTTTTCTGCAAAAGAATATAAAAGAACAGATGTACCACTATGGTTTGAATTTGCATTGTTACCAATATTAATTACGGAGTCAGTAACGGGAGTTGATGTATTCCACAAAGAACCATCATTTGTTCCTGTTGCAGCACTTGATTGTAAAGTTAAATATTTATTTGATGCCAAACTTTTATGATAAAAGTACCACTCTGAAGTTGATGAATAACCATCATCTGTATATCTTCTTATTATAAACACAGATGGTGCTACACCTAAACCATGTCCAACAGTTATTGCACTTTCAGTACCTGTAAAACTAGCAATAGATACTCCTGATGATTGATTAGCAGAAACATTTGCAGTTACAGATCCATCTGAGTTTGAAGATGCTGCTCCTCCCAACTTCCAAAAATGATGAACAATATTTATATTTGATCCCCAATCATTATTAGTAGTAACACGAATACCATTGGTAATAAAACTTGTTACCGCACCACCAGCTGTTTGCATAGCAGTGCTATCTGTTTTTAACATTTGTCCAGCTCCTCTAACAATATCTGCTTGATCATGTGATCCAGCAGTATTTCTTGGTTTCATCCAAGACCAATCTGGTGTAAATCCTAATGTTGCAAAATCTGTTGTTGTCTGCCCATTTCCATAAGTTCCAGTTCTTAGTAAACTAGTAAAATGTAAGCTAGGTTTTGAAATTGTACTATATGCCATAATTTTTATCCATAAGTGTTAATATTTTTTGTATTTAATGCGTAATATCCAGATGGTACATCATATTCAAATAAACTTCCATTACCATTTGAACCTGCAGAAGTTATAGCTGTTGTTTTAAAATAACCATTACCAAAATTCCATGACCATCTTCCATCTAGTGAGCTATCGGCAGGAAAAATATCATGTGTTCTATCTGTTGCGTTTAATGTAACTAAAGGATATGCACCTGTTGCAGGATTTCCAACTCCACCACCAACTGTAAACCATACTCCATTTTTACCTTGCCAGTATTTTCCTGTACTAGCATCATAAGCATGAACCATTATATCTCCTGCTGAAAATCCAGTAGAAATAGTAATTGCTGACCCATTTCCATTATAAGCAACTGTACTATTTGTAGAATCTACATAAGTTCCAAGATAATAACCTATAATTCCATCTCCACCAGAATTTTGACCTAAATAATCATTATACCATGATGAAATTTGTTGTATATTTGATTTTATTAAACCAACAGTTCTTCCATCTGTTGCTTCCATTTTACATTCCCAATAAAATTTAGCTGTTGATGGTGCGTTTGGATAACCACAAGCTATTGTGCTTTGTACTATAGCATGGGTTCCAGATTTACTAGAATGTGTATTACCATTTGCTAAAGTTGCACCATTAGGGTTTATTAAAGGATTAAATGTAGCATGAACATTTGATGGTGTATCAAGTGCTTGTTTTAAATTTCCATTAACCGTAAATGTATTTGAGTTACCAGAACTATCTGTGCCAAGTGCTGCAGAGTTTTCAAATTTTAAATGAACACCATTTGTGCCAAATGTAACACCACTTGGTGTTTTAAATTTCCAAATACCTGATGTAGAATCTGTTTCACCAAACTCTGTAGGTGCTACAACACTACCATCTACTAAAACGAAATGACTCATATAACCATTAAAATATTGAACTCGACCACTGCCCTGATTACCTGCTCCAACAGTATGTGTACTAGCAGCATCATTTACTGAAAATGCTTGACTAGAACTTGGATTATTTCTTGTAGAAAATGATGTTTCCTGTTGGCCATTAATCCACATTTTTACCCTATCATCCGCAGTTGAGTTTGTAGAATCAACTTGAACAACAACATGATAGAAACCATTAGTATCTCTTAATCTTCTATTAGTAGTCAAAACATTTACACTCCATGTACTTAGATCTAATCTATCATTAGAATCAATACCAAAATTTGTATGACCTGCTATACTATCAGCTTTATGAGCATTAAATATTTGTGTAGCTGTGCCAGTAACAGTTCTTTTTATCCAAGCTGAAATTGTAAAAGTTGTGCTATTTCCACTACTTGCACTTTTACTTAAATAACTATTTGCCATAATATTATCCTAGTTAAACTGTCCTGAATTATTAGCACCAACAGATATTGTAATACTAAATGCTCTGTCAGCGGTCTGTCCTTCAGCGTCTGTTGCTCTTAATGTAAAGTTGTACGTTTGATCACTTGTAGGTGATGGTGCCGTACCACTTATTGTATAAGTTGCACTGCTTGCTGGAGTTCCAGACAAAGTTAAATTCATAGTCGTTGCTGGCGTATTTGAGTTTGACGTCAACACCGACGTTGTTTCAGTTATAGTTACGTTACTATCAGAAGATGCTTGAACATTCAATCCAGAGATAGTTGATCCTGCACTAAATGAACCTAGTGATCCTGCTGATGTAGACCAAGATGGTGAAGTAGACGCTGTTAAATCTGCATTTGTAGATCTTACAGCACCACCATCATTGTTTTCAATTCTAATAAAATACGATCCTGCAGCTAAATTAAACACGGCTGCAATAGAAGATGCACTTGAAAAAGATACAGTTACTGCTCTTGTTATTGCACCTGTTGAATTATTTATTGCTTCAACAATAGGCACAGATTGAAAATTAGTTCCTGCAATAGTTATAGAAGTATTTGTAGTTGGTGGAATTGTAAAACTTTGGCCTGAGTTATAAGTTGGTCTAGCAATTGTAGATATAGTTACTGATCCACCAAGAGCTACTGCTTGACCATTGATTGTAATTTGTCCTGATCCTGTAAGGGCTGAGTTTGCAATGTTCTGTGTTCCAGCAAATGTTGCACCTGCAGGAATAGTTATAGTATCTCCACTATCTCCTAGCTGTACATTTGTTCCTGATCTTGGACTTATCTTATTTACTTTTACTTCACTCATCGTTTATTTCATCCCAAGTTTGATTTTCTTCATTCCAAGAATAAACTTTTCCATCATTAGGATAATCTACAGGTGCATGATATATACCTGTTGATTCATTTAATATCCAAGAATCAAAAGGTTTTGGTTCAATAAATATATTTAAACTTTCATCATAAGTAAAATTTATTCCACCATAGTTTCTAGTTGTTTCAACTCCATTAGATATAAATGGTGCTGAACCCATTTGTTTATAATTAAATTGTTGTCCATGTAATTCTTTTAGAAAAGCAATACCTGCTTCTTCTGTTGTTGCTATACTATTATCAACAACCTCTATATTTTTTACAATATTATTTTCATCTATTTTACAAAAAAATGCCATTATGTTGTATAACTCCCACTTGAATTAAAAACCATTACTTTATCTGAACCAACTGTTGTAACTGTTGGAGAACCACTTGTTGTACCAGTATAACTTGATGATGGTACTCTTAAAATAACTACGCCAGAACCACCTCTACCATAAGTTGTAGAGTTATTTGGCCCTGCAGTTCCTCCTCCACCACCTCCAGTATTGTCTGTTCCAGAAGTAGGATAATAATAACTTCCAGTTCCATCTATTACACCAGAAGTATCAGTTGCAGAATCGTGACCACCATTTCCACCTCCACCTGAACCACCATTAGATTTTCCACCAGCACCATAAGAACCTGCTCCACCACCACCTGCTCTTGTGACTGCTGAACCTGTTATAGAAGAAGATAAACCTGCACCTCCAGTTGATGGTGATGTTGTTCCACCACCTGCTCCATTTTCTGATGCACCTCCACCTGCTCCTCCTTGTGGAGTAGCATTTGAAACATTAGTATCTCCACCATCAAATCCTTGTCCTGCTGTTCCATCTGAACCAAATTTTGCTGCATTAGTTTGATGTCCTGCACCACCACCAGAACCATAAGTTCCTGCGTCTGCATCAGCTTGGTATTCTCCACCACCACCTCCTCCATGAGAGGTAATTGTAGTTTGACCACTAGCAGCAATAGATGAAGTTCCTCCTGTGCCACCATTTCCAACACTTGAAACTGCACCACCAGCACCCACTGTGACTGTAACTACTGTTCCTGGATTTACTGTCCAAGGTGTTTCAGTTGAAGAATTTCTTCCAGAAGTTTCTGAAGCATAAGAATTTCTATATCCTCCTGCACCTCCTCCTCCAGACCTATGTCCACCACCACCTGCACCACCTCCTGCAATAACTAAATATTGTAAAGAGTATGATTGTGGTGTTTCTAAAGTGACATCATCATCTGAAGTTGGTATCCAACCTTGTGTTGTGCCTGAATAAACTATTCTAATACCTTGACCAGTTGTATTGTAAACTGGTTTTGGTGATGTGTTCCCTTGAAATTTAAGAGACCCTTGATCTAATGTTAATGCATTAGTTGCAAACGATCTTGAAAAATCGATAAATTCTATTACGTCTCCAACACTTGGAGATCCAGGTAGATCAACTTCAAAAGCACCACCCGATGTATTTATAAAATAACCCTCTCCTGCAGCAGCTGTGAATGTTGAAGTTTTTATGGCTGATTGCCAAGAAGTCCCTGTTAAAATTGTAACAGATCCACCTAAAGAAACTGATGAACCATTTATAGTAATTGCTGAGTTTGCTAATTTAGAATTAGCAATTGATCCAGCAAGTTTATCGTTTGTAACTGCACTATTAGCAATTTTTGCTTCAACTACTGAACCATCTGGTAATGTAAATGTACCAGCTGATGCGTTAAAAGTTGCACCTGCAGGTACTGAAATAGTGTCACCATTTTCACCTAGTTGTAAAGATGTTCCTGATTGAGGTATTACTTTATCTACTTCTATTTGGCTCATTATAAAATTACCAATGTTCCTGTTACCGTAACAGTATTAGATACTGTTACTGGGCCTGCTAAAACTCCTGAGTCCATTGTTTGAACATCAGAAATAGTTGAAGCGTGTGTATTAATGTAAGTTGTAGCTGTCATAGCTGCAGACGGAGCACGTTTTGCAGGATAAGTACAAAATACAGTTTTAGTCCCTGTTTGAAAATTCACTTTGCTATCCGAGTTTGAAGAGGAGATAACGGTATCTCTTGAAAGTGTATCAGGTGTTGCATCTGTTACAGTTCCAATACCGACTTCAAAATCAGCTGTACCATCGTGAGATATACAATAAAACGTATTATTGCCGTTACCAATACCAGTAACAAAACTTTCAAAACCAACTTCTGGGTTGGTTGATAGTTGTATTGTTGCCGTACCAGTAGACGTACTTGTCTGTTTAACTCTGTCGTTTAATACAAAAGCCATTTATAAATCCTTAATATTACGCGTCGCCTAATCTTATAATAGCATTTGATGCATCAGCAGTAGGAAACTGAATAATAAAGTCTCCATTAGTTGCTGTTTTATTTCCACCAAAATCTAAAACTAGAACCAGCTCATTACCACTTCCAGTATCTTTATAAATAGCTGCACCTCTGGCTGTTAAAGTAACAGAAGGAAAAGTTAAATCATTAAAATCTATAAAAGAAGTTGCAGAAGTCCCATCAACTCCAGCGTTAGTTAGTGCTAACCCTCCTGTTGAATAAGATGTTCCTGAAGTATCAACTTCATTATTTCCTGTACCTGCTAAGTACGTTGTTGATGACGTACTATAACCAGTGATAGCTGTATACAAAGCACACTTAAAAGAGTTTCCTCCATTACCCGCAGTGTCAAAATTAAATACGCCTTTTAACAAATTAGATTTGAAAGAATTTGGTACTATATTTGCCATACATTATCTCCTTATTATGGTGATGGTGATTTGATAACATTACGAATAACCCCATCTTGATATTCGTCTCGTCTTCTTCTACCTTCTTGTTCGATAGAATATGAAGCCAAAGCTCGCTTATAAGACGCTTCGTAGTATTGTAACATATCTATTGGACCTTTCAAGTATCCATATGCTTCTACGAGCGCTCCGTATAAAAGTAAGTCTTGATATTTGTTAGATAAATAAGTTCCGCTACCGCTTTTAGTAGCATCAGTAATACTGACTGGCTGTTTCATATACGCTAAAGTTATTTCATAAGTAGCATTTGGTGTAGGGGCTACTACCCAAAAATTAGCGTCCCAGTTAGCATAATATTTTGGAAGACCTTGAGCCGTTCCAGGTGTTTCATAAAAAGAAGTCATATAACTTGTGTCTTTTTTCTCTAAAAAAACTTGCACATTTGGAGATACATTAGTGTCTTTTAATTGAACGTATCTAATATTTCTAAGATCAGATGGAATGGTTACATATCTATTACCTGAAGTTAAATTCGATGTAGCATAGTGTCTATTATCATCAGAGTCTACTTCTCTATAAATTCTGTTTTCTGCATTTTGTATAAATCTATTTACAACAGCAGTTGTTAAAACTGTGCTATCAACTTCTGTGTAGTTTCTAATATCGTCTGTTATGTTTGTTAAAGTGTATGCCATACTATGGTGTTAGAGTTACAGGCCCTGCTGTAACCGTCATTCCTCCTGCTTGCTCTGTTATATTAGGAGTTGATCCTAATGTAAATGTATAGTTGTCTGTAGTAGTAACAGTTATTGAAAAACCTGCGTCTGCGTTATATGCAGAGTCTGCTACTCCTCCCGGAGATCCCTCTACATTTCTAAATCTAACTGTATCATTAGTTGATCTACCATGATTTACTTCTGTAACAGTTATAGTTGTAGATCCACTAGTTATTGAAAAAGGATTAGATCCTAATAATCTTGCAACAGCTGGCTCAACTCTATCAGGTCGTGCATTACGTAAACCTTGTGGTTCTGCCATAAATCTTTTTGGCTCTAGTTGTGGGTGTTTTTTTTCAAACTCTGATATATGCACTCTTGATCCATTCCACTCTATAACCATTTCGCTATATGGAAACTCTAGACCAGATCTATCTGAAATAAATTTTGCGTGTTTACCAATTGCCATTAACTAGTCTCCGAAAAATAAGAGTTAGGTGTGATAAACGTACTTGATGAAGAACCATCTTCTCTCAAAGCTCTATTTAATTCATCTTCATAGTATAATTTAAACTCTTGAGTTCTTCTTGGTGCATACTTTTGAGAAAGATAAAAACTTAATCCTGACACCATACAAGGTACAAATCTGTATGGAACATCAGTTGCATTAGTGTATGCTCCTGCATCTTGTATTCTTCTTACGTAATAATAATTAATTTTATTTCCTGACTCTGTAGCACCAGGTGTTAAATATAAAGTTATTGTAACTCTATCTATAAATCTTTGTACAAAATATTGTGAGGGTTGTCCTTTAGATGCTTTATTAGATAATGCTTGATATTGTGATCTATTAATTTTTGTTAGAGGAACATCTATATTATTTGCATCTCTGTAACTAACTTCTAATACATCGTCTACACCATAAACTGCTGTTGCACTAGATGTACCATCTCCAGGTGCTCTAAACATTGTATAAACAGAAGTTCCATCAGCTAAAGTTATATTATTATTTTGAACTTCCCAGTAATGCAAACCACGGTTTGCCCACTCTTGAAACATTATATCTAATGTTCTTCTTGAAGTTTTAAGTTGGTATCCAGTTACATTTTGGATACCCATTCTTTGAAATGCTTCTTCTATTATCTCATCAATAGAAAAGTCTTTCTCAAAAACATATGTTCCAGAGGTAGTATTAGCCATTTAACCTCCTACTTATCAATAATAACAGTTACAGTAGCATTTGATAAAGCAGAAACAGTCATTCCACCTTCAAATACAATTCCATCTTCTGCAAGATTGTATGCAAATACATCACCTGCTGGAACATCCACTTGAAACTGAGTTACTGAATTTCCGTCTTGTAAAGTAACTGAACCTGCAGAACCAGATGAGGCTAAAATAATTCCTCTTAATCTAGTTCTTCCTGCAAATACAGAACCTGTTGAATTTTTTCTAACTGCTTTTACATCACTTTTCATTATCCAGTGTATCCTATTGTTACGGAGTCTGTAGTAGTTAAATCTAAATAGACTCCTGTTTTAAATCTTATACCAGAACCTGGGATCATTATATCTAATCCTTCTGAACTAAACTTAGCTTGAAATTCTACAGGACCACCTGTTCCGGTTCCATCATGTAGTTTTACTAAACAGTTTGTTCCACTATGTGCTTGTATGTAAGTTACTCGACATGGTCCTAAGTTTGTACTTCCACCAGTGATAGTTTTAAAATTACCATCTGCTGTTAGTGTAGTAAACTTTTGATCACTTACAAACGATCCACCGCCTGCCATATTATTCTCCTTAAATTTACGTGGGGCCGAAGCCCCACACTAAATTAATTAATTACTCTCTGAACCGTCGTCAGCTATTGTGTATGTAAATACACCAACAGTAGTTCCACCGGTTGCAGCAGAAGAACCTTGGTTTGCAGTTACTTGAACTGGACCAGAAATACCTGCTCCAACAACTAATGCACCAGCAGCTCCTACTAAAGATCCTTTAGTATCTGCATCGACTTCATTAAAAAAACCATCCGGGTCAGCAGCTGTTCCTATATCAACAGTTGGGTTAGTACCACCTGTTGCTCCACCAATTGTTAAAAATGAAATTGGTACTGCATTGTCAGGTAATATAAAGTTTTCTCCTGTTGTGTGTGAAGTTCCAACTTTTACATTAGCTGCACCTGCGCCGACTGGGTTAAATGCAACAACTTCAGAAATAGCTACTACTCCTGGAGTTGACTCTCCTTTTCTAGCACCGCCGTTTGTTCTAACGATACCTTGAAACGTTGATCTTGCCATGATTATATCCTCCTAAATTACGAATACTGTCTTTAGGCCATCGACTATACTCGTCAGTATTCTTTATTAATTGTATAGTTATTATTTTATATATTAGATTTGAATAGAGCGCAAGAGGGCCTGTAATGTGGATTGGATTTTTCCAACGATGTAGCTTTTTATTAAGTAGCTACTGAAACTTGAGGAGCTGCTGCATCTATTTTATTTTGTAGATGAGCTTTTTTAGCCTCAGCTGATCTTATATGGCTAAGAACTTCTTTGACTTTTCTGTCAATTTTAACCATGTTAAGAGTATATCTACCCTCTTTAAGATGCTCTTGCTCCCATTCTAGATCCAGAACTCTCTTTTGAGAGTATAGGTTTTCCAGATGTTGCATTATCACCTCCATTAATAACCTCCTCATAGGTTATTCGGTTTACCCTTGGATCATGCATTTCTCCAAGATACTCCCATTTTATATCACCTTTTCCTAGCTTGTCAACTATGGCATTTTCGATGTCTAATGGAGATTCAATACATTCAATTATAAAATCAACATAATAATTATATGCTGATATTTGAACTCTGAATTGTTTAGGGTGCATTTTTTCTTTCTATTCTTTAAATGAGGCGGGATTGTGTCCCGCCTCAAAATTATTGATTACGCTCCTGGTGAACCAAAAATACCTCTAGGGTCTGATACGCCAAATACGTATCTTTCTCTAGCTTTGTATCTTACATTACCAGTATCAAAATCACCTTCCATTTTTGTAGTCAATGGAGCTCTTTCAAGATGTTTCATTCCGTTAGGAACATCAGTGATCAAGAAGAAAGCATCTGGATCAGTTAAGAAGTGGTTGATTGAATAACCACCTGGAACCATTCCCATGCTCGCTAATGCATTGATGTCATTATCAGAAGTTCCAACTCTTTGCTGAGATTTCATTAATCTCTCTGCTGTGAATTGTAACGCTGATGGAATAATCATCTTTGTTGCTCTCGCAGCGATTTTTAAACCTCTTTCATCAGTTAAACCTGCAATGTCGATCATTGCCTGCTCTAATGAAGTTTCGTTTAAATCTGCTGGAGTTGCTAGCTCATTTGAAAACGTACCTGAAACAGTTGGGTGATCAGTAGCAAATAATTCTTTGCCATCACCTGCTTTAAAAGTTCCAAATCCATTGTTCAATGGAGAAGCAGCTTTGATTTGTTTTGTTTGAGCCATAGATCTTGCCAATGCTTTTGTATATCTAGAAGCAAGTCTGTCGTATAAGTTATCCTCAATCGCTTCCTCAGTGATAGCAAACCCTAGAGAGATTGTCTCATGAGTGTATCTTGCTGTGAAAGTTTCTTGAGCTCTATCAAACTCTACTCCAGAACCTTCTGGTTTTACTTTAGCTTGACCGAATCCTGATAACATTACTTCTTCTTCAAAAGCTCTGTCAGATGACTCAGTTGTGTATATTTCCGCATGCTCTTGGTCATACGATTTATACTCCAGGCCGAACAAGGCGTTCAAACCTGGCTCTAGTTCTTTGACTAGTTGATTACGTGATATCGCCATAGTTTATTACTCCTTATTAGATACCATCCACGTTGTTTCCTAAGACATGTTCATTGATCATAACTCTAAGAGCAAAGCCCTCAGCGCTAGTATCAGAATGATCAGGATCTCTAGAAACCCCTAGGATTTTTAATTGAGTTGATGAAGCACTTGTTGTTGCTGAGATTTTTGATCTCGATACAAACAACGGAGTTACACCATCAGCTTGGACCTGGTCAGCACAATGCCCAACTTCATTTTGGTTGAACGCTGTATCTGCAGACATGATTTCATACATCTGTCTAGGGTCATCATTTACGAATGCAACTATATCAGTAGCAGTGTTACTTGCTTTTGAGAAATTTGCAAACGTTGGTTTGTTGGTGTCAGCATCTGTGAAAAATATGCCGTTTAATACACCGAGGTTATTAGCCCCTGTGTTAGATGACTCAAGAACAACTCCATTAGCTGTTAATTGCACCATTGCTCCGTGCGAAATTAAAGCAGAAGAAGCTGCGATCTTGTATTCACTTAAACCAGCATTATCGATGTTTTGACCAACCATTTTAATGGGTCTGAATCCAAACCCGGTTGTTGACGCGTTAGCCATAGTCGTTTCTCCTTATATGTACCTGCCCCGAAGGGCCTCCAGTACGGTTTAGTTTATTCGCTGGTTTGAATTGTTAAAAAATTCTTAACGTTTCTTGCCACCGAAGGTTACACGAGTATCCCTATCTACTGTGATAGGCATACTGTTATGCTGTTCCTTTGCAAGATCGGCATCTATTGCAGCTTGTTGATCTCTAGCTTGATCAGCGTAGTAATCACTTCTTTGCCGCGCGATCTCCTCTGGTACCCTTGTCAGCACAAGGCCTCCGTGCCCGATCACCCCTGCGTATTTGCCATCTGCGATTGCGGGATAGTCCTCTTCGGGAAATTCGTCAGCTCTAACTAGTTCATACCCGGATCTTAAGCGTCCTTGTATGTTTTTAGTGTCTACGAACCCTAGGATTTCTGTCCTGACCCATCTGTGTCTAAATCCATTTGGCGCGTTGGGCGTATCTAAGTACGATGGTGGAGTCCAAACCTTTTTTTGTTCTACAGGTTTTACTTCTGCAGCTCGTGTTTCAACTTTTGTTGAATCACTTTTATTTGTTTGGCTCGCACGAGTTTGGTCTTTATTTTCCATATGCTTATCCCTCCTTCGTGTTCATAAGTTGTTTCGCATATTCTTCTAGTGGCACACCTAATTTTCTCGCTATTGCGACTTGAGAAGATGTGAGTCTCACTGTTTTAGCGTTAGTCTTTGCACTACGCGTTGCAGAGGCAACAGTTTGTGTAGGTTTACTAACTGGTTTGTTTACAGGTTTATCAAATTTATGCGGAAATTCAAGTCTAATTCTTTTATCTATTTCCTCATAATATTCATCGGATTTAGGATCAATACCCTCTTCCTCTGTGATTTTCCTGTGAAGATCAAAGGCAGTATAAGTCATGGCTGAATCTGTTCCAAACCATTCATTCTTTTCTGCCCATGCGGCAGCCTTTGGATCGGGTGCCTGCGTTGGTTGTTGTTGTGTTGCAGGTTGCTGAACTATTTCTTCTTTAGCTGCCTTTTCTCTCATTTCATTTTGAGTTTTAAGTTCAGCTAGTCTTCCTTGTTCATAACCTAGTTGTGAGATTGCTGTTAAAGCTTCTGTTTCAGCTTTTGGATCTTCTGCTTGTCTTGCAGCTGTAAGTTTAGCTTGTGCAGCAGCTAATTGTCCAGAGATTCTATTCTCCATTTCTGTAGTATAGTCTTTGTCCAAAGTATTAGCTTGAGTCTTAAACTCATCTCTTTCTTTTTTAACGCTGTCAGCATAACGCAAAGCTTCTTCTCTTTGCCTTTCTGCTTCTCGCATTTTTTTGGTAAGTTTAGCTATTCTTTTTTTAACGCTCTCAGAATATTCTTCAACTTCCTTACGGTTGTCTTGTCGTTTATCACCTGCATCTTCAGTAACTGCTTGTACGTCCTCTGATGTTTTCTCTTCTTCAGGTTTAACATCAGACTGCTCAACAGGTTCCTTAGGTGTATCAACGGCGACACCACCGTCTTTAAGGTTTGTTTCATTTGTTTCCTCCTTAGGCTCTTCTTGTGGCAGTTGCACATCTACATCAGGACCTGATGTATCTATATCAACTGTTTTTTCTTCTTCTTGCATAGTTTTTCTCCTCTATGTTAAAATTCGTGGAATATATCTTCAGGGTTTTCCACGGTCGCTAAAACTTCATCATCATTGAGAAGTCTTATCTCACCCCCATCTATTTTAATTCGTGATCCGGCGTATCTTGCAAAGATAATCCAATCACCTTTTTTACACCATGGACCTTCTGGATATCTTTCTTTATCATAGCAGTGTGGGCCCATAGATAAGACTAAACCACAAGTCGATGCTACTTGTGATCGTTCTACTGTTTCATCAGCTAATATTAAACCACCTTTAGTTTTTTCTTTTTGTTTAAAAGGTAAAACTAATATTCTCCAACCTGTTGGATTAGGTAGTTTTGATGATTCGTTAATTTCTTTTTTAACTCCAACGAGTTCTTTATTTGGTAGTATCACTTTTTGATTTGATACTGACGACTGTTCCTTTTTCATTTTGCTCCTTTTTATCTAGCAGGGTGGATATTTCCTGTAATAAACCTTCATAGGTTCTTATCTGTCCTAACATATAATTGTATTTAGTCATACTGTCAACAGCTCCTCTGGCCATTAATTCTTTAACGTCCTCCTGTCTCTGTTTAAGTATTTTTATAAAGTGTTCAAATAGCGATAACTGATCCATTATTCAAACTCCTGTAATATGTTCATTTTTTCTTTTGCAGATGCAATTTTTTTCATCTGTTTATCCACCTCATCAATGTGTTGTGGATGTTCTCCGATACCAACTGAATTACTTAAATATATATTTGCAGTAGCATCTGCTTCTGCTATCTCAGCCTCGTATCTAAGCCTTAGTGCTTCTAGTATTGCTTTTCGCATTTCTTATAGCCTCCTTACCTTTCTTAAAAATTGCAGCGACTTTTGTCTTACCCATAACCTTGGCACGCTGTTCTCCAACGGTTAGGATTTGTATTTTTCTCGCAAATGGTTTAGATATCTTTTTAACTTTTGCAACAGTCTTACGAGCATCAGTAGGAGTCGCAAACTTAATTCCAACAGTATCTTTAGGATTCTCATCGGTGTATAACCTCCTACCAGAACCTTTTGGTTTTTTACCTGTACCTACTTTGGGATCAGCCATTTAACATTTCCATCTTCTACGAGCCTGTCTTAGTCTTGAATTAGGATCTTTCGCAGCCTTTGGAAATTTTTTCATTTGTCCTGCACTTCTAGCACAATATGATTTACGTCGTTTGGCAGCTTTTGATCCTGGTTTGACTTTGCCAGTGACCGCTGTTTTTAGTTTAGAGCCGGGATTCATTCTTCTATAAGCTTTGACACCGGCTCGTGTCATGCCCGCGCCCGACTTAGTCGAACGAAAATTTTTTTTATTTCTGGCAGGCATGTTATCTTGTTTTCTCAAACTAAACCTCCCATACCCATTTTTTTTCTTTTAGCAAATGTTGGAACATTAGTTGGTTTACCACCAACACCTTGGGCTTTACTTCTTTTCCTTGCAACGGCACTCCGCCTCTGAGAGTCTGTCATCCTTGCCGCTTTGGCAGCAGGGACGCACTTTGGATACTTCCTCTTGGCGTCTTTCTTTTGTTTTGAACGGCCACACTTTGCAAAGGAGCCATCTTTTCGCTTGCTCCCAATATCGACCCAATCTTGCTTGAACCATTCTTTTAAACCGGCCATGGCATTAATATACCTTAGTGATCTTTCTTCTATTCTTCATGACTTTACCACAACCCGTAGCTATACCACCACGTTTTAATCCCTGTCTTTTTAATCTAGCAGTAGCTTCTGCAAGTCCACCACCCATATAACCAGGTCTCATCATGCCACCCATAGCAGCAGGTTTACGTCCTTTAAAATCTTTTCTTTTAACTCCAGAAGGATCTTTAATTTTACCCGCACAAATTTTGCTAGCGTATGCATTAGCGTATGCAGACGGGTAAACCTTAAATTTTCTCTTCGCAGCCGATTTTCCTCTAGGACATAGTTTAGTCATTATTTTCTCGCTGTTTGTTTTGCTCTTTTGAAGTCAGATGCTTTTGGTGCACCCTTTGCACCTTTTTTTCTCATCTTGCCTCCACGTTTTCTTTTAGCGTGAATGTTAGCATATAAGCCCTTACCGGCCATTACTTAACTTTCCCACCGTTCTTCATGTAACCCATTTTGTTTCTAACTTTTTTGGGTAACTTTTTTAAACCCTTTTGATTTGGCTTAACAGGCTTTAGAGCCTTTCCACCTTTTTTCATCATAGGTCTTTTCATCATTGTTCCTGGCATATTATCTCCTTGCTTTTCCAAATCCTCGGACTTGAATTCCTTTTTTCTTTTTAACTCTTACTGCTTTTCCACCTGTTTCAGTTTTTACAATTTTACCACCATCTTTAGCCATGGCATCGCTGAAAAAAGAATCATCTATAACTGGCGTTCTTTTCATTCCCATATCACTACTTAAATTACCGGGCATTTTATTTCTATTCATGTAGGCACTTCTATTTGGATATAAAACACCTTTTGCCATAATACTTCCATCATCTCTTACAGAAATACCTGGAGATGTTACTCCAGCTTCTCCAACTTGTTTACCGCCTTGAAAAATTTTTCCATCGCCGCCAACAAATTTTGTTTTCATATTTCCAACACCAGTATCAACACCATCTCTAATAACGTTTCCTCTGTCAGTTACTTTTAATCTTGGAACTACTCTTGCTGGTTTAACACCTGAACCACCTCTCATAATCGCATCAGGGTAAACTTCAGTCATTTTTTTATCAATACCTGTTGGCATCATCCCTCTGTTTCTATCAGGAATATCCATGTTAGGTTTTTTACCTCTACCAGCTAACATTGCTGCTCCACCAAGTGCAGCTAATGCTGTTAATAATCTTCTGTTTCTTTTTCTAGATTTTTTGCTCATTATTTTTTACCATTTCTCCAAATCTGTGTTCCCTTTATACCATATACGCTCGCAACTACAAGGATCCATAAATTTGTAAACCATGTCGGTAGCTGTGAGAAGTATTCAAAGAACAATTTAACTTTATCCATAGCAGCAGGATCTTCAGATACCACTGCCCAGGCCAAAACTACTACAGGCGCCGACAAAATTAATAAAATAAATTCGTCTTTCCAGTCTGATTGCCTAGCTTCTAGTAATTTACCCTGGTATTCGGCCTGTCCGTCGGCCATACGTTTTGCATGCATGTGTTGAGCGTCTGCCATAGCCATTTTTGTCTCTTGACGCTTTTTAAATATGTGCGTCCCAGCGTTAATTGCTACTTTTGCTAAACTAAACCATGCCATGTTAGTTTTTTCCTCTAATTATTGCAACATTACCTATTGGTTTGTCCATTTTTGGAGCCGATGGTATTGTTTTACTTAAAATTGTCTTTTCAATAGACGTATTTGCTCTTAATTTAGCTAATTCTTCGTTTTGATCAAGTTTTTCTTCTTGATTATCTTGATTCATCATAGCTTTCATCTTATCTAAACTTAATCTTTGCTCTGCATCCTCTGCTTTTCGCTCATCATTCATTGCTCTAAGGTCTAACTCTCTTGCTTTTAGTTTTGCAACAGGGTCATTTCCAAAATCACCCATAATTTTATTCTCTTCTTCCTTAAATTCTTGTGTCATTTCTGCAATCAATTTAGATTTTCTTGCCTCAAGAGCTAAAGTTAATGTTAAAAGTTGTTGTTGAGTGTTTGGATCTTGTTGTAACATTGGATTTTGTTGAACTGCCATTTGTAATTGCTGTAATTGTTGCAACTCTTCTATAAATTCTACTTCAATTTGCTCTTGTGCCATGAATGCAATGTGTTCAAAAATATTTTTTTCTAATGAACCTAAAACTGCAGGGTTATTTTTAGCTAAATTAGTAGCCATAAAATTTAAATGGGTTGTAATATGTGATCTATGGTCTTGACCTTTGAAAGCTTGAAAAGGTTTACCACTCATCGCTAAAATATTTTCAGTAGCAGGATCCATCGGCATAGGTTGTTGTGGTGGTGGAAGTATCTGATCAATATTTTTTACACCGATAGCTTCGTACATATCTCTGTATGCTTCATACATATTGTGTATTTGTGGGTTTGACATCGCAAGTTGTAGTTCTGTTTGTGCTAAACTAATTCTTTGTGATTGTGAAAATATATTTGGATCAGCTACAGGTATGATATCTACTCTATCATCAAAGTCTGTTTGTTTAATTGTTCTTTGTGCACCAACAACATCATAAGGATATTCTGGTGGCAGATATTGTGCAAACACGTCAGCCAATAATTTAAACTCTTGTTTCATTGCAGCGTATAATCTTTTATGTATTGCTGACATTACTCTTGAGCCACGCTCTAATAAAGCAATTGTAGTTCCAACAGCTGCTTGTTGATTACCATCACCAACTTGCATATCAGCGATTGCAGCAAATCTTTGACCTGCTGATACAACAACACCCATCAATTGTAATAGTGTAGCTGATGGTTCTTTAAATGGTAATGGCATAAATGCGTCTCTGATGTTACCACCGGGTGCATCTACATCTCTAAACTCTCCAGGTTTGATTGTTTCAGCTTCGTCTCTGAGTCTAATTCCTCTTTGTTTAAATCCTGCAGGCATGTTTGAAAAACTTCCTGCATCTATCAAAGATCTTAATGTTGCTGTTGCAGTTTTAGATAAACCACCAATCATGTGTATTAAACCAAAGCCATAGAAACCTAGACCAGGTAAAAATTTAAAGTGCACAAAGTAATCTATTTTTTTTCTAAGAGGATCACCCATCTTATAGTTTCTTCTAATAGATAAAACTTCTTTGCTACCTTGATCTAAAGTTACAATGTATGGTAATTTAATTCCTGTCTTCTCTCCAGTTTCTGGATCTAAATCTTCAAAACCTTCTAGGTCTAAATCAACATGATATTCTAAAATTGTAAAATCGTTTTCTTCTTTTGTTTTTCTAACACCTTCTATTTCTAATTGTTTCTTTTCAATTTCTGTTTCTTGTGTGTACGCCGGTTGTATTTCTATATCTCTGTAAAAACCTGACACTTGTTTTTTTCTTAAATCGTTTTCTGAAATTTTTAATCTATGTATTACAGCTTCTGCATCTTCTAATGATGTTGCTGTATATGGAACTATCAGATCGTCAGACGGCACGAATTTGGATACGGCTCTGTCAAGAAGTTCATCGTAATAAACTTTCTTGAAAGCAGAGCCGCTGAGAGGGAGATAAAAAAGCATCTGATCGAACTCGGGTTCATACTCTTTCATCTTATTCATGAGCTGATAGTTCATGAAATTTTTTACTCTAGCTGCTTGGTCTTCTCGAACTCTGTCAACTACACCCATAATCTGAGTGTGGACTGGTCCTTTTGCTGGTAGTAATTCTTTGTAAGCTTGTGCTTGAAACTGTGTTACCGCTTCTCCTAATACCGGGTGAGTTACACCTGATGCACCTTGAAACGGCTGTGTTCTTTCTTCGTATTTAAATCCTAAAAGATCTAAACCTTTTATGTATCCGTCTTCCCATTCTTTACGAGAAGATTTGTAATTCATGTAATTGTTGTAAAGATCGGAACCTAGCTCACCTAAAACATCTTCTGGTAATAGATCTGCTAAATTATCAAAGTGTGAATCTGTATTTGGTTGATTAACTTTGTTTGGTTCAAAATTTATATCTACAGATCCGTCTTCGTTTTCTTGTACGTCTACACCTTCACCACCTTGTGATTCTAGAACTTTTTCTTCTGCTATTGCAACTTCTTCGTCGCTAGGCGTTTTTACTGTGTTCTCTACTACGTTTGGTAGAGCTTTGTCTATTGTTGACATTCTTTTTCTCCGAGTTCTTGACTAGTATAGTCTGTTTAAAAGGAACATTCAACCCTTGTGAGTTAGGTCCTTTCTTTGGTGGTGGGCCACCCCCTGGTATTAATTTAACCATTAATCGTCCAATAAGTTATAGCCCTGTATACCGAGAGATGCAGCGAGTCCAACTATACCTGCTCTTGATAAAGCTTTTAATCCTACTCTACCTAATCCTAAACTAGCCACTTTTCTTAAAGTTGGATTTATTCCTCTTGTTAATTTAGTTGTTTGTCCAGAAAATGCTGGGTATAAATAATTCATTGGATCTGTTCCAATATCTGCAAGTGAATCTCCTTCTGCAATTTGATCTGTAATATCCATAGCAGCTAATGGTGCTAACAGTCCCGGAGATGCAGCAACTCCTAGACCACGTCCTAAAGTTCTAAAACCTGTTTTCACTAAACCTGGTCTTTTCTTTTCAATACCAAGTGCTCTTGTTTTACTAGCTGCAATTGTTGATGGTGCTGCAGCAACTGTAGATCCTGCAACAAGTGCACCTGCCGCTGGCAGTTGAAAGTCTAATATATCTGGTCTTTCAAAATCATCAGCTATAGGATCTGTTGCCATTGCAACTAACATACTTTTTTGTTGATCTTCATTTGATAAATAAGTTGTAGGGTCATCGTTTCTAAATTCTTTTACAAGTGCTGCTCCAACTGTTCCTGCCGCACCAGCTAATGTAAATGTTTTTACTCCAGGGCTTCTTAAAAATCCTAATGCTGCATTTTTAACTTTTATCATTGCGCTGCTAGTTGCAGGCGCTTCTTCAAATATCTTAGCAGCTTTTACAGGATCATTTTGAATTGCAGCTTTACAATCTCCAGGTAAACCACCACGAGATAATAGACTACACAAAGCTAATTGTTCTCTTTTAGATAATTTATCAGCTCCTTTAATCATTTGATTTGCTTTCTTTTGAAGTTCCATAGACATAGGTCTATTTAACTCTATTAAATCTCTAAGTGTTTGCGATTTTTTAATTTCTTTTAAACTAGCACCTTCAGTTAAATCCATTGGATCTATTGTTTTTCGTAAATCAACACCATACTCATATTTTTTTAAAGTATATGGGTCTATGGTTTCAAAGGTTTTGTAACCACCACTTTCTGCAGCAACTCTCATTCCTTTAACGTTTGTTTCTTCTAGTCGTTGTCTCCAGTTATTTGGTTTGTTTTTTATAAGGCTTAACTGTTTCTTTTTTAGTGACCTTAACTTTTCATCAAATTCTTTTAACGCTTCTTGGTTTATAACAGCTGGAGCATAACCTAAATTTCTTGCAGTCACCTCTGTAAAAAATTTGTCACCCATATGACTTTTTTGAATTCCAGAATCTTTTGCTCCTGCATAAAATTTTTCCATTGTAGCTTGACTAAATTTTCTTTGAGCAGCAACCTCTTTTTTAGCTAAAGCTCTTTTTCTTATATATTTATCACCAAATTTTAAAGGTATCTTTCTTCTAAAACCAGGAACTGCTACGTCTGCAGATTTAATTGCATCTTCAAAAACTTTTCTGTTTAAACCATATTTTTCTGCAATTTTTGGAACAGTTCCAATTTTTATACTGGGAGCAAGTCGATAGTCTTTTAAACCCTTAAAAACATCTAGTGAAGAAGTTCTAACCATTCCTATTTTTCTAATTTCAGGAACAATTTCGGATTTGAACTTATCCTCTGTAGTCACCTCTGGATTTTTTCCTAAATATTTTTCTACAAAGCTAGGTAAATGAATTGCTTTTATTTTTTTATAATCTTTGTTTAATTCTAATTTTGCATCTTTAATTGCTTTATTTAATTTTGGATTGTCTGCTAAAGTTCCTCCTCTTTCAGATACAGCTTCTGCCTGTTTTTCTATGATTGTTTTTGCTTTAGGGTTTTCTATATCAAATTTTTTTAAATCATCTCTTGCGTCTTCTAGTGAGTCTCTAAGTGGTTGACGAAATATTTTATCATTTCTAACAGGAGCAGCATAATATTTTTTAGAGCCGTCGGTAAAAGTTCTAACTTTAATAGCTGGTTCAACAGTTTCAGCTCTGATCTTTGTTTTAAGACTAGGATCTAATCCAGTGTTTCCAGAAATAAGATTTAACTTTTTTTTAAGCTCTGGCCCATCTTTTTTCTGTAAAGCCTTATAAGCTGCGCTACTGATAGCTCCACCTACACCTATTTTTATTTTATTCTTAGGGTATTTTTTATTATGAAGTTTTATTAGTTCAGGAATTGAAATAGGGTCTTTACCTTGAGGAGTTTCTAAAAACTCTCTTACAAATTTTCTAAAACTTTCTGCTTGAGTCATTACACCTCCAGGATTTCTGCTAGGCCACCGCCTTTGAAACCTATGGGGTCAATGCCTAATAGCTGTTGTATTTCTCTAATACCTTCTGGATAGTCATCAGGATTTCTTAATACTTGATTTAATTGTTTCATGTATAAAGTTTTTTCTTTACCAACTAAACTTTTATCCATCGCTACGTTTCTAAATAATCTTGAAATATCTTCTGCTTCTAAACCATACTTACGTATGTCTCCGTATCCCATTTGTTTTCCGCCACTAGCTGTTGCTGCAGCTTTCTTTGCAAGACCTAGGGCCTTGCCTACAAGTCTACCTCTGAAGAATGGTACACGACCACCATCTGCAAAATCAAAGTCAGCTGTAGTTGGATCAAATGCTCTATCAGTTATTGTGTTTCCTTTTGCATCTTTTATTCTAACTAAATTTTTAGCAAACGTTTCTATCTGCTCTCTGCCATCTAATTGTGAAACTGCTGATGCAACTTTTGGACCAAAATACTTTTGTACTAATAATAGTGGATCACCGAGTGCACCACCTCCACCTTCTGTCATGAATTTTAAATCATCTAATTCCATAACTGATGATAGTGTTGGACCATCTGGAAAACTTGGATCTTCCATATCTTTAATCGTATTTAAAAAATCTCTAGCGTTACCTCTTGCTACAGGTTTAGCTGCTTCTTTGACACCTGCCATATCGTAAACTC